ATATTTTAGATGCAAATAAGAAGTGCCAATGAAAAAAATAAAGGGGAATTCAAAAGATTTTAGCAGACCGCTGACCCACCAAGTACAGGCAGACTTCGAAGGTTTCATGAGGGATAACGGTCTGGAACCCAAGCAACCATTGGCAGACATTGGGCAGTTGGGGAGAGGCAAGATAGCCAGCGGCGGCAAGATGAAAGACGCTTGGTACATCTTGTGGGTGAATGACGGCAGACCTTTCGGCTGGATCGGAGACTATACGATTAGCTCCGAAGAACCGATAGCTAAATGGAACCCCACCAAGGGAGAGTTCTCCAAGATCACCAAAGAACAAATGGCGGCAATAGAAGCCGAAAGAGAGCGGTACGCCCAAGAAAAGGCTGAACAGCAGGATATGAGCGCGAAACGTGCTCAGGCGATCTGGGAGCGTTCTGAGGCGATTTCGAGCCATCCCTACCTAGAACGTAAGGGTGTAGAGTCATTTGGCATTAAACAGGACAGAGATGGGCGTATCGTCATGCCTCTGTGGGGTATGCACGATGGAAAGCTGAGGCTGCAATCTGTGCAGTTCATTAATGACGATGGCGACAAGATGCTGCTCAAGGGTGGCAAGGCTAAGGGTGGTTTTCATATCTTGGGCGGCAGAGACCTACTCAACAATGCAGAGACCATCGCATACTGTGAGGGCTACGCTACAGCCGCCAGTTATCACAAGGATTACAACCAGCCAACCATAGTCGCCGTGAGTGCTGGCAATCTCATCGAGGTCGCCAAGACCATCTACCCACAGTTCCCAAACAAGCACCACAAATTCATAGCAGATTTTGATGATAGTAAAACGGGTGAGGTGGAGGCAGTCAGAGCTGCTAATTATATCAAAGAAGAGGGCGGGTCAGTCGAGGTAGTCAAACCAGAAGAGCTGGGTGATTACAATGATGCCAAGAATGCGCTGGAAGGAGAGCTGGTAGACGATAAGCCAAACATGACACAGGTTGAGGTGTACGGCTATCAGATAACGGACAAAGGCAGATACTTAGATGTAGCCCAGAATCTGAAGGGCATACTGATAGAGAAGAACATCACAGTTGATTGGAACGTAATCAAGAAGCGGATGGACATACAAATACCCACCAACGAACTCAACACTTCGGGTATGAGTATCATCACGGACTTAGAGGAGTCTTCGTCGGTCACAGCGATTGAGGACTTCTGCAACCAGAAAGGCATACCTAGCAAGCGGGTCATATACAACCTCAAGCTGGTCGCCAGAGAACACAACCCCGTCAAAGAATGGATCGAATCAAAGCCTTGGGATGGCAAGCAACGATTGGACCTACTGCTTGAAACAGTCGATGCAGAGGACAACAACCTCAAAAACATACTGATGAAACGCTGGCTTTTGAGCTGTGTCGCCGTTGCGTGTTCACCCAGAGGTGCAGCCAGTGAGGGGATACTGGTCTTCGTTGGCAAGCAAGCGCTGGGTAAAACGATGTGGATGAAGAGCTTGGCTCCCAATCCTGAGTGGTTACTTGAAGGTGCCACGCTAAATCCAGCAAGTAAGGACAGTGTGAAGCAGTGTGTCAGCTACTGGCTGTGTGAGCTAGGAGAGCTGGCATCGACATTCAAGAAGGCTGATGTAGATATGTTGAAGGCTTTCATTACCAAGGGCGATGATGAGCTGCGGCTACCCTATGATCGAACATGGTCTCGATATAGCAGAAGGACTGCTTTCTATGGTTCAGTAAACGAGCCACAATTCCTAGTAGACAGCACTGGTAATCGTCGCTTCTGGGTGGTGAGGGCTAAGTCCATCGACTTCAGGCATGGTTTGAATATGCAGCAAGTGTGGGCTGAGGTTAAGGAGACAATGTTCGATAGGGGGGAGCAGTGGTTCTTGACCAGCGAAGAGCGGCAGATGCTGCAAGAGAGTAACGAGCTGTTTAGAACGCAAAGCGCGGTTGAAGACCTGATATTGGAACACGTTAGGTTCGATAGTCAGGATACTAAGTCAGTGCAAATGACTAGCCTGTTGAGAGACTTGGGCATCCCACAGCCGAGAATGAATGACATCAAAGAGGCGGCAAGGGTGTTGTCGGAGAATGGCTGTGAGCCTAGACGCTCGAATGGTAAGAAGATCTACGATCTGGACTACACTCCTGTCGATAATTCCGATGAGAACTACACGCCTAACTGGAGCAGCAAGTACGACTGACAGGGTATAGCTTTTTGAAGCGTGTTGGTGTGCTTGTTTTTATGAACTGTGTTTTCGAGGGCTTGTTATTGTAGACAAATGTGCAGTATTGAAATCACTGTTACCTGTACCCTGTTGTTTTTTTAGATAAGTCATTGTTATATAAGGCTATGTTATAAGGGTAGTGTATAACTATATACTAATAAAGTTTTGTTTTTTATGTTTATGATTTAGTTGTAAGTAGTAAATCATAAGTGTATATATAAATAGTCTGGGGAGGGCTGTACCCTTACCCTGTACACTGTTTGGTTATGGAGGTGGACTATGCAGGAATTTGTATACAACTATGGTTTCGATGTTGAAACGAACTACAGACTGTGGAGAATATGCAACCAAGATGAGAGGGATGCGTACAACGATCAGCAGTACTCAGAGCACGAAGCGCGGAAAGTATTCACGGACCAACTGGAGAGCAAATGGCTCAAGGAGCATCGAAGGGTAGACCAAAGAAGGAGCGCCCTCAGTTAGCGTTAGCACCAACCGAGTTCGAGGATGATGAGGAGCTAGGACTCACCTCGATGCAAGTTGCCTTTGTGTGGCATTACACCGAAGGAGCTTGTGGTCAGACCGAAGCGGCTCGAAGGGCTGGGTTTAGTTTCCCGGCAGTCGCAGCATCGAAGATGCTCAACGGCAAAGATGTGCCAAAGGTTACGACTGCTGTTCGAATGAAGCAGGACGAACTCAAGCAGAAGTATGCGATTACGCCAGAGAAAACCGGGAGCTTCCTGTGGAAAGTAGCAGAGGAGAGCTTTAACTCTGGACATTACGCCAGCGCTGTCGCGGCTATCAAAGAGCTGAACCAGATGGCAGGGATATCGGTTCACAGGTCGCAGTCGCTCAATATCAACGCGAACATAGATACGATGGACCGCAACGAGATCAAGGGCAGACTCAGGGCGTTGTTAGGAGATCAGACCGAGTATCTTGCAAAAGATCGATGACTAATATATTTTGCGTTTCTGGTTAAATTAACTTCGAAAACGCCGCCTCCCGCCCCCGCCCCCAGAAAAACAAGAAAAAAAGGAATAAAAGCGCCAGCCCTTATGCCGTGGGGTTATAAGAGCGGTGATCAGTGGTGTTTGGGCGCGGTGGGGTGATGATCTTGTGCTCACAGGGGTCACTTTTGGGACTCCTGAGCGTCTGGTTTTTGGTTTTGACTTGATATTTTTTGCGACCCCCCACCACCCCCTGTGACAAACTGCGCTGTGCGGCAAGTGTAAAACTGAGTTCGCCTCAAATAATTATCAAAAACTGTGGAGCGTAAAAGAACCCCCGGCTACCGTGAGGAGATCGAGTTCACAAACAGGTAGCCGAGGGAGGAGAAGTCGGAGGAGTAACATCCGACACCGGAATACTGGTTGAAATTGTTTTCCAATGCAACATAATCCGGGCATGGCTGATTCAAGAAACAAAGGAGCAACTTTCGAGCGCGACATTGTGAAGCGCCTGAACCAGTTCTTCGAAGACCACAACAGCGATATCCGTTGTAAGCGGAACCTTGATCAGTACCAGACGAACAACCTGTGTGACATCGAGTTGAGTGAGCTGGATCTCGCCATCGAGTGCAAAGCATACAAATCTGGCTGGTGGTTCGCTCCAGCTTGGTGGGACCAAGTATGCGAAGCAGCACAAGACAAGACACCCATACTGGTGTGGAAGTTTAACAACAAGCCGATTCGCGTGACACTCCCAATATACGCGATTGATCCAGCGTCACCCCGCGACAAAGATCATACGGCTGTTGTTACTTTCGATCAGTGGTTAAATATCGTGGAACATAAATTGTTCCACATGGAACACGCAGCGTGAAACAACCGCTCAACTACAGCCTTGGTGGTTCTGTATCTGAAATGATGCGGGACAAACCAAGAGAGCCGATGTTCACTGAAGCCCAGCTTGCCAACCTAGCTGGTTCTTTCGCGCCTTTTGCTGGATCAGCGGATGCTTTAGGCGAATATCCAGCCTTCCCAGAGCGGGGTGTTGGCACGATAGAGATGTTAAGAGGGGCAAGGAGTCCCAGCCTTCGGGAAAATATAGCCGAAGGTAACTATGGAACAGCGGCTCTTCAGGGTTTGGGTAGCCTCGGAGATGCGACTTACCTAATTCCGGGTGCTGGGGCGATATTGGGACCGACGATAGGAAGCGTTCTCAAGGCTCCAAGGGCGGTGCAAAAATTGCTAAGAGCTTCGGATGCAGCGGAAGAGGGTATTGGTTCGATACCTCAGAGCGCGGCAGTGATG